CTCACCAATCGTAAGCAACTATGATTTTGCGGGATTGCACAAGCCATTCCAACACCAAATAACTACCGCATCTTTTCTTACGTTGCATCGCCGTGCATTTTGTTTCAACGAACAAGGCACAGGTAAAACGGCATCCGTGATATGGGCAGCAGATTATTTGATGAAGTTAGGTTTCATACGAAGGGTGCTTGTAGTGTGTCCTCTGTCTATCATGCAGTCTGCATGGCAAGACGACTTGTTTAAGTTTGCTATGCATCGTTCCTGTGATGTGGCATACGGTATTCCTGAGAAACGCAAAAAAATAATTAACAGTCACGCAGAGTTTGTGATCATCAACTTTGATGGTGTAGAGATTGTGGCTGACGATATCAACGCAAACGATTTTGACCTCATAGTGATTGATGAAGCCAACGCATACAAGAACGTAAGCACTAAACGGTTTAAGGTTATGCAGAAACTTATTGCATCAGAGCGGTGGCTATGGATGCTGACAGGCACACCCGCATCTCAATCTCCCGAAGACGCATACGGATTGGCTAGGCTTGTGAACCCTGATCGCGTACCAAAGTTTTTTGGTTCGTGGCGAGACAAGGTCATGTGGAAAGTGTCACAGTTCCGGTGGCTACCTAGGGAAAACGCTAGTCAGACTGTTCACGATGCACTGCAACCTGCAATTCGTTTCACCAAGAAAGAGTGCCTTGACCTTCCGGAGATGACATACGAAACCCGCGAGATACCCCTAACCAAACAGCAAGAGCGTTACTACAAACAGATGAAACAACAGGCTCTAATGATTGCGGCAGGGGAAGAAATCTCGGGGGTAAATGCGGCTGCAATTCTAAACAAGTTGCTACAAATATCTGCGGGTGCGGTTTACTCAGACTCCGGTGAAGTTATACAGTTTGATTGCTCCAATCGTTTGTCAGAACTTGATGATGTAATTGCTGAAGCCAGTGACAAAGTCCTCATATTTGTCCCGTTTAAACACGCGATCCATGTCGTTTCAGATTTTTTAACCGACAAAGGCTACTCCAACGAAATCATCAACGGAGAAGTTTCTGCCAAAGCCCGTACAGATATCTTTCGGCGGTTTCAAAGCGAAGCATCCCCCAAAGTTTTAGTCATTCAGCCACAAGCAGCGTCACATGGCGTCACATTGACTGCAGCCAACACCATCATATGGTTCGGTCCTACAACAAGTTTAGAGACATATCTACAAGCAAACTCGCGTGCTCACCGACAGGGACAACACAATCCCGTTACGGTAATTCACTTACAGGGTTCTCCCGCAGAGCAACGCATCTATAAAATGCTTCAATCGAAACTAGATATCCATAGCCAAATAATTTCACTTTATCAGGATCTAACTACTTGACAATGTCAAATTTAGGTTTTAATATGGTTGAAAATAAAAAGAAAGGATGCACACCATGAGCGACGAAGTAGAGGAAAAAGAAAAAGTGACAGAGGATCCGTCTATTGATCAGATGGTCAAAGTCTACATTAAGATTCGTGATCATCTACGGCAACTGCAGTCGGAGTTCGCTGCAAAAGAAGAAGTATTCATATCTCAAATGGAAACAATTCAGAATCACTTTCTTGAGAAGTGTAAAGAGATTGGCGCAAAAAATATAAAAACAAAACACGGTACGATTATTCGTTCCGTTAAAACCGAATATTCAACTAACGATTGGGAATCGTTATATGAGTATATTGACGAGCATAAAGTGCATGACATTTTGCACAGGCGAATCAATCAAACAAACCTAAAAGCATGGCTAGAGGAACATCCCACGCTGATGCCCAAAGGTATGAACGTAGTAAATTCTTATTCAATCACTGTGAGGAGAAGTAAATGAGTGACATCACTTTATTTAGCGGTAACAATGTCCCTGACCATATCCGTAATCGTCAAATCGACGACGTAACCGCATCACTTGCGGGTGGTGGCGGATCTAAGCGTATTTCCATCCGTGGAAAAGTATTTCGTTTGATGGATGGTGGTCAACAGATTGCGGTTAACGAAGACCGTGCAATGAACGTGGTTGTAGTAAATGCCGCCCCGCACGTTTCACGCACATTTTATGAGGGTACATATGAAGAAGGAAAGAACGTTCCCCCTGACTGTTGGAGCGCTGACGGTATTAGTCCCGCCAGCAATGCTCAGAATCCGCAAGCGGCGAGTTGCGCGGATTGTCCACAAAATATCAAGGGATCGGGTCAAGGTGATTCGCGTGCGTGTCGTTTCTCACAAAGACTCGCTATCGTCTTAGAGAACGACATCAGCGGTGATGTATACCAACTAACTCTGCCATCGCAGTCTATTTTTGGTAAGCCTGAAGGTGATCGTATGCCTATGCAAGCGTATGCTAAGTATCTGAAAGCACAGCGCACTTCGATTACTGCTGTTGTAACCGAGGCTAAGTTTGATATCAACTCTTCTACCCCACGCCTAACCTTTAAAGCAATTCGTTGGCTAAATGAAGAAGAACTTGATAACGCAATTAAGCAGAGCAAGTCCCCTGCTTCGTTACAAGCAATTACCATGACCGTGGCTCAAATGGATAAAGTTGAGGAAGCCGCCCCTGCACCGAAAGCAGAAGTTAAAACCGCTAAAGCAAGTGCGGCTACTTCTGAACCAACAAAACGGGAGTCAAAGAAACCTGCCGTAGAAGAAAAGCAGGAATTAAGTGACGTGCTTGCACAGTGGGCAGATGATTAATCAACTCAAGGGTGCGGGGGGTGATCCCCCGCTTACGGCTATGGATATTGGATATACAAAGAGACTTGTTGACCGCATAAAGGAACAAGACACTTCGTTGCCGTGGGTACAACTTGGGTTGATTTGCGCAGAGCGCGAAATTCCTGTGTCCCATGTATCGGAGTTTTTTGGAGTCACACGACAGACTGTTTACAATTGGTTCTTAAACGAGACTAAACCTCAAGAGCGATACTTAAACAAGATTAAAGAAGCCATAGAAAAACTTCGTAAAAAATCTTTTTAAGTGACGCGACATGAACCGACAATTCTTACAGGCTGTTACTGCCGAGGGTGGCTATTACGCTATCGTTGGCATGACCAAAGGCAAACTGCGTGAGCAGATATTTGTCGAGACACTTGATGAAGTAGAAGCGACAGTCGCAGACTTAGCATCGAAAAATCGGGATATCTTCTTTGGGTTGGCAAAGTTTGCTACTCCCAAGGAACGCACTCGCGCAAATGCTACTCAAGTAAAAGCCTTGTGGTTAGATTTAGATTGTGGCGAGGGGAAGCCCTACGAAACTAGAGAAGACGCAATTGCAGATCTTGGTAGGTTCTGCAAAGAGTTGGGTATGCCAAAACCAACTATTGTTAACTCCGGTGGCGGGGTTCATGTGTACTGGCCTTTAGATGAAGCCGTGCCTATCGACAAATGGAGTCGTGTAGCGGAGTCGTTAAAAGCCAAGTGTGTACAGCATGACCTAAAAGCCGACCCTGCGGTTACGGCTGATGCCGCTAGGATTCTACGAATCCCCGGTACGTTTAATCACAAGACCGAAGAACCACGCCCCGTCGATATTATTCTTGAAGGCAAACCACGCCGACTAGAAGACCTGATTGCTAGGGTAGGAGAAGTTATACCTCTCGCACCCAAAGTACGTCGCCCTATGGATGCTGTAACCAAAGCATTGATGGGTAACTACATCAACAAGTTTTCTACGATCAAGAAAAAGATTGACGATGATAAAGGGTGCTTGCAGATAAAGTATTGCATTGAGAATCAAGCAACGCTAGAAGAACCTATGTGGCGTGCCATTCTATCTATTGCTACATTTTGTGACGACGAAGAAACCGCTATCCATGAAGTATCTAAAGATCATCCACAGTACACACCGGAATCAACGGAACAAAAAGTAATACACATCAAGGGGCCATATACCTGCGCAACCTTTGACAAGTTGAGGAGTGGTGGGTGTGAGGGGTGTATCCACAGGGGTAACATAACTTCCCCTATACAAATTGGCGCTGAGATTGCACGGGCAACTGAAGGGGATAACGAAGTTGTTCAGAAAAGTGAAATTTTCCAAGAAGAAATAACATTCAAAATTCCGTCGCTTCCATTCCCATACTTCCGAGGCAAGAACGGGGGTATCTACCGAGAGGCTTTCGGTGATGAAGAAGAACCTTCAATGGTATATGAGAACGATTTGTATTTAGTTAAACGAGTCATGGATGGAGAAGAGGGCGAGTCACTAAGTATGCGGCTACATCTACCAAAAGACGGGGTACGAGAGTTTACATTGTCCCTGACTGAGGCGCTATCTAAAGATGCTTGTCGCAACGCGTTGGCAAAACAAGGCGTAGTGGCTCTGTCTGGCAAGCCAATGGATGCAATTATGGCTTATATAGCCCGATCAACTAAGGAGATGCAAATGACTCAACCGTCAGAAACCGCTAGTGTCAGATTTGGGTGGAGCGATGATGACGATAAATTTATATTGGGTGAGCGAGAAATAGACATCACAGGTTCTATGATGTTTTGTCCCCCGTCTGTTGTAACCCGTAATACTGCACCCCTGCTACGCAAACGGGGTGATCTTGAGCAGTGGAAGAAAGTATTTAATATCTATGCTGAAGAAGGTATGGAAGCCAACGCTTTCGGCGCTTTATGTGCTTTTGGTGCGCCACTATTTAAGTTTACCAACCACAAAGGATTGCTTGTTAATTATGTGTCCAAGGAGTCCGGAACAGGCAAATCAACCATTCTTCGTATGTGTAACAGTGTGTATGGACACCCCGACAAACTGATGCTTCACGCAGAAGATACCAAACTGTCTCGCCTACACCGCTTTGGAGTCATGGCACACCTACCCGTGACCATTGACGAGATTACTAATATGAAGCCCGAAGACTTTTCCGATTTAGCCTACGCTATTACTCTTGGGCGCCCACGTAATCGGATGCAGTCGCAGGTTAATGCCGAGCGTCTTAATTCTGCTGAATGGGCAACCATCATGCTGTCTAGTAGCAACGCGTCTTTCTACGAAAAAATGCAACAGATCAAGCAGTTACCCGAAGGCGAATTGATGCGGGTGTTTGAAATTAAAGTGTTTGGCAATCACAAGATGGACAAGGGGCAGGCTGACGAGTTGTTTTCTTTGATGTTTGATAACTATGGCATGGCGGGGGAAATTTATATACGGCACTTATTACCTAACCTGTCGTCAGTCTTAGACTTTATGCAAAAAACTCAGATTCAGTTTGATAAAGAGATTGCTGCCACAACGAAAGAACGGTATTGGTCATCGGGGGTAGCAAGCATTCTTACGGGTGGGCACATAGCCCAACAGTTAGGGTTACACGACTACAACTTGAAGCGTATCTACGAGTGGGCTGCTGACATGGTTATGTATTCCCGTGCTGATGTTGAGAGTCTAAAACTAGACCACGACATGATTCTTGCCGACTTTATACGGGGACACATTAATAACATTCTTATTATTGAAGACGGTATTGACAAGCGATTAGGCATGGCTAAACCCCCCATACGCGAACCACAAAAAGAGTTAAAGATTCGCCATGAACCGGATACTAACCATACCTATATACCCGTAGAAGACCTGCGTAATTGGTGTGCTCAACGGCAACTGTATTACAAAGACTTAATCTCTGATCTAAAAGCCAAAGGAATCTATGTCAAGGCAGAAAAGAAACGACTTGGAAAAGGTACGGAGATACCAACCCCGCCCTCGTACTGTATTGTATTAGACGCAAGCCGTGGGCATTTTATTGATGTTTTAGATACTGCACCCCCACCACAAGAAGATCAAAATTAAAGGAGAACGCCATGTGGAAAGCCGCGCCTGAAAAAGAACCTAAATCTGATACCCCGAAAGACGTAGTCAACCATCCGCCACACTATATGGTGGGTGGAATCGAAACCATTGACTACATGAAAGCCAAGTCTACCCCTGAAGAATTTAGAGGGCACTTACGGCTGACTGCTATTAAATACCTTAGCCGTACTGGTCATAAAGACAATCCGGTACAAGACCTTAAAAAAGCCCAATGGTATTTAAATCGTTTGGTAAAAGAAATTGAGGGGGAAGATAAAAAATGATATATGAGTTGGATTATAAAGCACAAGGAACTGCGTATCGTAGGATATTAGCGGCAGTTGTAGGTTTAGCAATCCAAGATGCTCAAATGAAACCTCGCGCAGTTTATACAAATAAAAAATTAATACCTACGGATGAAGCCATTTCAGGCATTGACTTTTTGTTCCGCACTTCAGATACGTACCTTAATCTTTTGGACATAGACCCCGGACATTTCCGCAAAAAATTACTTGATTTAATGTTTGATATGAATAGAAAGATTAAGCAGTTTGAACCAATAGGGCGTCGTAACTTTAGATACAACTATCAATGGATGCGAAAACAAGAAAACGTGCTTGATCTAACTAAAACCTATCAAGAAGATCTTGAAAAAATGGAAGACGAAAATACATGAAAAAACTAATTGCAGGTTTATTGTTTGTCCCGTGCATGGCAAGTGCTGAGTTTCTTTCGGGTAACGATTTGTTATCAAGAATGAATAGTGAGGAAGTAATTCATAGGATGTTTGCTCTTGGGTACGTGGCAGGGGTGAGCGATGCCCAACAACACGTTTTCAGTTGCCCCCCGTCGGGCGTAACCAATGGTCAGGTCAGGGATGTGGTTAGAAGTTATATCGAAGCCAATCCCGGCATACGCCATAAGACTGCAGACTTATTAGTTACCGATGCATTGAAGCAAGTGTGGCCTTGTGCTAATCGGAACAAAGGTAATGGTACTCTATTAT